ACTGGCGGTGTGTTGACCGGCAGTGTGCCGACGAGTGGGATTGTGCAAGCGGTTGGCACGGTGGCGCGTGTGCAGTCAAATACGGGCACGATTGTTGTTCACATTGGTGATCGGTTGGGTACGGCTGCGCTTTCGGCAACGACAGACTTTGCCCCAGCAGCGCAGGGTGTGACCAATGGCAACAGCCATGATCACAACGGCGGCGATGGTGCGCAGATCGCATATGGCAGTTTGTCGGGCCTGCCGTCAATTCCATCACCGGCTGATGCAGTACCGCTGGGGCCTGGCACTGCAGCGATTGGCAGCAGCACGGATTACGCCAGGGAGGATCACGTCCACCCGCTGCCCGGCCTGGTCTCCACGTCTGCGGCGGGGTTGCAGCTTGCATCGGGCTACGGCACGATCACCTACGCCGCGCAAGTCACGCTGAACTTTGCTGTACTGGATAGGCAAATCAACACCATCGACCTAACAGGGGCGCTAGAGCTGTTGACCAGCAACCTGGCCAACGGGCGAGAGGTGCGACTGCGATTGGTGTGTGATGCTACTCAGCGAGCGCTCACCTTCCCAACTGATTGGCGATTCGTTGGCACGAAACCGGCCAACATCGCTGCATCGAAGGTAGCGGTTCTGTCCCTTGCTGCGTTCGGCGCCACCAACGCCCATGTGGTGGCCGCCTACGCCGTGCAGTCATGACCATGATCCGCGTCACTGAGGCCGAAACGACCTGGCCCTACAGCCTGGGGCGGCTCCGGGCGGATGAGCCCAGCAAGAGCTTCAGCAGCAGCCCGAGCGATCGGGAGCTGGCCGTGTTTGGCGTGTTCCGCGTGCTCGCCACGGCACAGCCCGAGCCCGACCCTGCCGTGGAGCGCGTGGTTGAGGGCCAGCCCGCTCTGGTGGACGGCCAGTGGCGGCAGCAGTGGCAGGTGGTGGAGCTGACCGATGCCGAGCGTGAGGCGTACTATCGCGCCACGCACCCCCCACAGTGGATCGCCTTCAACGATGCGCTGCCTGCCGATGTGAATGCTTTGCTGGCGCAGGCGCAGGCCCTTGATCACCGCCTTTACGGGGGCTTGCTGGTGGGCCTCGGGAAGGCCGCTGATGGTGACTCCCGAGTGTTCTTGGGAACCTGGCGGAAAGCCCGTGCTGCGGGCCTGATCCCGCCCGAGATGATCGCGCAGATTCAGGCATTGGCTGTTGCGCATGATCTGCCGCCGGAGTTTGTTGCTGGGCTGGCCGGTGCGCAGCAGCAATGGCCCGAGAATCCGGCGCGGTTCCAGCGGTGGACTGCACCAGACGGCAGCGAGTGGGTGTATGACCAGCCGCGAGATCCAGTGACTGGGCAGTACCTGTCAGATGATCCCGAGACTGATGCGGTGGAATCAGCGCTGCAGTGGCTGCCTGCTGGAGGTGAATCGTGAGCGTCTTTACGTTTTCGGATCTGGCGTTTATGGGGGTTGCTGCGGGCGCTGGCATTGCCCTAGACCCCGACGCTGCCGCCTACATCACCGCAGTAGAAACGCAAGATGGCCAGGCGCTGGAGGCAGGCGTCCGAACTGCGATCAATGATTTTGTGATCGGCTGCAAGGCTGACGGCATCTGGGGTGCAATTAAGGCATGCTGCATCATGGCCGGTGCCCGCACGCTGAATGGTGCGTTGGTACCACTGGTGGGCACTGCGCCCACTCGGTTCGGCACTGAGGGCGGCTGGAATTACAACCGTAAAACGGGAACACAGGGGAATGGAACGAACAACTATCTGAACAGCAACCGCAACAATAATGCCGACCCGCAAAACAATCACCACATGGCTGCATATATGACTGCTGCTGGCGTGACTAATCACCTAATGGGGACGGCTTTTGGGATAGCAGGCGATTCTGCAATCGCAAACGGATCCATGAGATCCAGGGGAACTGGAACTAGCTTTGCCTTCTCCAGGGTTCTTGGCTTCAATGGAATGAGTCGATCTGCTTCCAGTGACGCTCAATTTAGGCAAAGCGGTACAACATCTACAGTATCCGGCGTAAGCGCCACCCCAGGCGCAGACGCAGTTGCAATCTTTTCACTAGGCCCCGCTGGAAACTATGGATCTTCAAGAGTAAGTTTTTACTCCATTGGTGAATCCCTAGTCCTCGCCCTGCTCGATGCTCGCGTCACCGCGCTGATCAATGCGTTCGCAGCGGCGATCCCCTGATCCATGCCCTACCTCTTATGACCTGCCCCAACTATTCCTGGACCGAGATTGGGATGCTGGCAGTAGGGATGTCGCCCGTGCTGCTGTTCACTGCGCTGTTTTTTGCAGCGTTGGTGAGGGTGCAATGGACCGAGTAAGGTTGATCCGCGACCACAAGCGACAGCTCGCTCAGCGGTTGCTGCGGGATGCTGATCAACGTGCCGACTATTTGCACGCCAAGCCATCGCTCACCCCGGACGAGTGGCGGCTGATTGCTCTGTGGCTGCTGGAGGATTCATGCCCTATCCAATCCGCTTCACCGCTCACCCAGGATGCGTGGCGCCGGATTGACCCGCCATCGGCGTAGAGCCCCCGTCCTAGGCGTACACTGACCACACCAATCCACCCCTGCCCCCGGTGTCGCGCCAACGGCCTGGGGGTTTTTGTTGCTACAGATCCGCAATCCACGCCCGACTAGCGGCCATGCTGCCCTGATTCATAAGCACTTTGCCGTTCATCCCATCCATCAGGAGCACGTCAAATCCACGGTTCCATGCTGATTGCATCCCGGCGAGATTCGGCACCAGCGGCGAGACGTGATCGGTGTCGTTCACTTGCGGGCCACGGAATCCGGGGACACCACCGGGCTGGGCGATGCTGCTGCCCTGGGGTGCAATCCAGTCGGCGCCTGAGCTGATCATCCATGTCTCCTGCCTTCCGCTGCTGGGCCTGATGCCTCGGGCATAAGAAACGCCTACGGGTTTGTTGGTGAGCTTTTTGACCAGTCCAACAACCCACCGCTGGAACCACCCCGTGCTGGTGGCCATGAGTTCGTTGCCGACCTCATAAATCACGTTGTCGTAAGGCTCCAAGGTCTTGACGACCTTCTCAATGTGCCGCCGCTGGATTTTGTTCCATGGCCCCTTGGTGTGCACACGGTCATGGCTGGTGGGGCCTAGGCCATTAAACGGGTGCTGCTCCCAGCCGCCTGGGAAGATGTCGGGGATGCTGCCATCCCCAAACACAACACCAGTCACGATGTCCCGGCGCTCAGCCCTCTTGACTGTGCGCTCCAGGGCCCGGTAGTAACCCCGATTCAGGCTGCCATCCCGCTTGAACGGTCCATCCTGGACGTTGATCAGCCCTGGCGTGTTGCTGCCCCACAGGCTGTTTTCTCCGACGAATCCCTTGGTCTCGATCGTCCATAGCCGGGTGAAAGGACGCACCCGGCGAGATGGCTCAGGCAGCGCCAGCTGCTGCAGGCTGATCCGTTCGCCCGCAATGCGCTGGACCGTGTTCCAAGTGTGTGATCCTGCCAGGCGCACCGGCCGGCCGTCCCAGGTGAAGCTGTCGCCTTTAATGCCGATCACAGTCAAGCCATAGCCTTTGGAGTAGGTCTATCGAGTGGCGTGACAGCATCAATCCGCGAGCAAATCCTAAACCGGATTCATACTGTGACGCTGCCTGGCATTGCGGAGGTAGGGCAGCGGATCTACCGGAGCAGGGCGCAGGCGATGAGCAGGAATGAAGCACCTGCGATCATCGTGAGTCCTGGCAACGATGATCCATTCAATGCACCACGGACTACGGGTGCGAGTATGGGGCGGCTGGATCAGACGCTGGCGGTGCTGATCGAGGTGTACGTGAGGGGTGATATTCCAGACCAGCTGGCGGATCCGATTGGCGTGCAGGTGCACCAGCGGATGATGGCCGACCGGACAATGGGCGGGTTAGCAAAGGATGTGCAGCCAGATGGATGGAGGCCACAGTATGAGGCGGCTGACCTGACAGCAGGGTGGTTTGGGTTCCAGTTTCTCGTGAAGTACCGGACGCTCGACAGCGACATCAGCATTGCTCCATAGGCTGAGCGTATCCGGCAACAGCTAGGCATGGCCGAACCGTTTTACACCAACCACGGCATCAGCGGGCAATACGTCTGCGGTGCTGATGGCGTGATGCGCCCTGAGGGTGAGGCACTGCCCGAAGCCGAGGCCAAGCCTGCTGCGAAGGCCCCGACCATTAAGACCACGGAGAAAAACTGATGGGCCTGTTGATCCGCAATAGCTTCATTCTTGCCAAGACCGAGAGCACTTACGGCACCGATGCAACGCCTACCGCATCGGATGCGGTGAAGGTGGTGAGCTTGGAGGTGAACCCGATCACGGGTGATCGTGTGCAGCGGAACCTGCTTAAGGGGTTTTTGGGTGCTGATCGTGCACCGCTGACCAATGAGCATGTGGCGGTGACGATTACCTTTGAGTGGTCCGGTTCTGGAACTGCTGCGACTGCGCCACGATTTGCGCCATTGCTGCTGGCGAGCGGAAAGAACGAGACGCTGGGCGTTGAGATTACCGGCGCTGCGACTGCTGGCGGTGCCGGGAGCTTAACGCTGGCGGATCTTGGCGGCAGCAATCCTGCGAGCGATGCGTATGTGGGGTTTCCGATTGAGATCACCAGCGGGACTGGCAGCGGCCACAAGGGGATCATCGTTGCACACAATGGCAGTACCAGGGTTGTGACGGTGCTGCCGACTACTGCAGCGTTTACCGGCGGCGGTGATAGTCAGTATCGGATTTCAGCTCGATCGGTGTATCAGCCGATTTCGACATTTGGCGCCAATTCAAGCGCGACGCTGGTGTGCGTGAAGGATGCGAATGTGCACCGGATTGTTGGCTTCCGCGGCAGCCCAGCGCTAAGTGCACCGCTGAACCAGTATGGAACGTTCACGATTACTGGTGTAGGGCGTTATCAGACACCGGTTGCGAAGACGAGTGAATCGTTCAGTTATGGAGCACAGGCCGAGCCGCTGCCTGTGACTCCGAGCCATACGAAATCGCTGCAGTTCCAGGGGTATGGACCGTGCAGTGAAGGGTTTACGTTTGACTGGGCAAATAGCGTAAGTTTCAGGAGTTTGATCAACTGCACACCGCAGGCGCGGATAACGGATCGACCGAATCCTAATGGTACGTTAACGATCGAGAATCCTGCTGTTGCGACGAAGAACTATTTTAGCAGCGCGGCGGATAATAGCGGCGCAAGCGATGGTGTGTTTGTTGTGC